TGAGCAGGCTCTGGCGATCCTTGAGTCTGATTACTGGTATGGCCCGCGTTTTGACCAGGTGGCAGAAGTATCCCCTTCTATTGCCGCCGAACTTTGCGATACCGGTGTGAACATGGGGCCATCGGTGCAGGTTAAATGGTTCCAGCGCTGGCTGAACGTTTTCAATAACCAGCAGCAGTTCTATCCGGATCTGATCGCCGACGGCCAGATCGGCCCGCGCAGCATCAGCGCGCTGAAGTCCTTCCTGGCGAAACGAGGCGGAGAAGGGGAAATCGTATTGCTTCGCGCACTGAACTGTAGCCAGGGCCAGCGTTATCTTGAGCTGGCAGAACAGCGTCCGGCTAACGAGTCATTCGTTTATGGCTGGATGCGCGAGCGGGTGAGCCTATGACGACACTTAAATCTGTACTGGCGGCAATTGGGGTTGCGATCCTGATGGTGCTTGGTGCGTTTGGTGTGGGCCGTTTTCGCGGGCGTGAACAGGCTGAAGAAAAAGCAGACCGGCAGCGCACAGAAGAAAAGGCCGCAGCGATTGAGTCAGTAGCCGAACGCCGTGTAGAAGCAACGAAAGAGGCCAGCAATGTACAGCAGACTGTTAACCATATGCCTGGCGACGATGTTGATCGCGAGCTGCGGGACAACTGGACCCGTAAGGGTTGAGGTAGTGGACACGGCATGCGACTGGGTTAAACCCATCTATGGTACGGATCACGACTGGGATGTACTGGACAGCCAGACAAAGAAAGACATCCTGACGCACAACAAAGCGTGGCAGGCGAACTGCCAGAAACAAACCAGAGCCATGAAATAGCGTGGCCTATGCCGGTTTTATTTGAAATATTTATCATCGCTTGTGGTGCAATTATGAAAGGCTTATTTATCCCTGGTGTGACTGAGCTTGGCGCATCATCAGATAGTTTTCCATCCGGCATATTTATTCCCGGTGCTAATGTTATGACGCTGCCGCCTGGCGAGTGGGTTGACCTTAGCGATATCGATCTTACCTCCTCTGCACTGGATTATCGGGTTTCGTTCAGTTGTGCAAGCAACCATGCATACTACTCAGCTGACGGAACTATTCAGTTCGCTGCACCTGACGTATGGCCGCTTGAGTACCGAAATGGAGTGGCAGTTGGAAGGCATGAGCCTGAGCCTCAGAGAACCAACTTAATTTCCTACTCAGAAAATCTTAACGCCAAGAGCCCATACTGGGAATTAAATATAGGTGTAACTGGCATAACAAAGACAGGGCCAAACAATCCATACGGCGAAAAATCCTATGCAGTAGCTGTTAGCGCCACAGTCAATGCGGGTGTTTACACCAGGGCGCAGGTATCTGCAGGGCAGAGATATACTATTTCGATGGCTGGTATTTCTGGCGACTCGCGGATGATGACAATAGGAAATAGTTATCTTGGCACGCAGAACGTAAATGTAAACTTCAGGCAAAAAACATCGACTCTCTCTTCTCCATTCACCTGGCGATTTAATGATGTAAATACAGAGTGGGTGCGATACGCCTTTACCGGTGATTCAACTGGAAGCGGAACGCCTGGAACAGTCATTTACTCAGCTGTTGCTCTTGCCGGAAGTTATTCTTGCGCAATGGTTCAGCATGAGTCCGGAGCCTTCGCTACATCCCCAATAATTACCAATGGGATTTCAGCAACGCGAGCGGCTGCTTTCGCTACAGTGCAAAATCCCGGAGGGCTGGCGAGTGCAATCATGGTCCACTATTCAGACAATACCAGTGAGCAACTGGTAATCCCGACTAACAGTCCGTCTATTCAGCTGCCACAGTCTGCTAATGACTGGGGTAAGCGCTACATCCAACGAATCGAGTACATAAGATAATGAGCAGGCTGACATATTTACGATTCCCTGATGAGGCTACTGCGAGAGCAGCCACGGGTTGGTGGTCTGAGGGGGCTGGATGGGCAGTACCGACTAAGTCTATTCAGTTTTCTGTGCGGGGCGTTCTGTATAACAGTGACGGTGAATATGACGAGGCCGGAAATGTGATAAAGGAGCCGACCCTAAAGGACGGTTATCACATTGATGTTATCTATGGCCTCATACCTGAAGCTGCGCAGAAATTTATCATCAATCCATCAACACCTGAATACGTACTGGCGTAGGGGGGGGCACATGGCAACAGAAAGAATGACAATCGGTAGTGAGCCAGTTCAGATAACTGACGGCACTAACAGCGCCCTAATTTCAGTTTTTGGCGGCTACCCTATCAGTTTTGCTGATTCAGATGTTGAGCCTGACAAATCAGTGGGCGACATCATCAGGGATAAGATGGTGGTAAACCCGCCATTAAAAGTTTGGCTGTGGTCTGATGGGCCAGGGCCTCATGAAGTTGCAGTAACCCGATGGTAGCCATGAGTGATACCACCACGCTGTGGTAGCAGAATGGCATTCATCAAAAGCAACTACGGAGTGAGTAATGGCAAAACCGGACTGGGAGGCCATCGAGACGGCGTACCGGGCCGGAGTGATGTCCCTCCGAGAAATAGCGTCACAGCACGGTATCAGTGAAGGCGCTATCCGTAAGCGTGCCAAGCGCGACGACTGGTCGCGTGACCTCAATGCGAAGATTCAGCAAAAGGCTGATGATCTGGTACGCAAACAGGAGGTACGCAAGCAGGTACGCAACGAAAGCACTTTGACCGAGCGCGTACTGATAGAGGCGACTGCCGAGGTAATTGCCACGGTACGCATGGAGCACCGGGGAGACATCCGCCGGGCTCGTGAATTGACCAACACGCTATTCGATGAACTTGGTGCGCAGTGCGCAGATGTAAGCGCGCTCGAGCAGTTGGGCGACATCATGTTTGATCCCGACGATAAAGGCCGGGACCGGCTCAATGAAATTTATCAGAAAGTGATCAGCCTGCCTTCCCGCGTTAAATCCATGAAAGACCTGAGCGACAGCCTGAAGACGCTGATCGGCCTCGAGCGTGAGGCATACAGCATCGAGAATAAGGCTGAAACGAAAGAGGTCACCCATAACGTCATGCTGGTGCCAACCAGTGACAACGTGGATGACTGGGAGGCGGCAGCGCAGAAACAACAGGACGGGGTGCTCGGTGGATGAATTACAAAGCTGTATGGAAGCCACTGCCTGGATCTCAGTCCCTGGCGCTGAGCTGCCCGTGTAACGAAATCCTGTTCGAGGGCACTCGCGGACCGGGCAAGACAGCTGCGCAGTTAGCCAGGTTCAGGCGTAATGTCGGCGTAGGTTATGGCTCGTTCTGGCGCGGCGTCATTTTCGACACCGAGTATAAAAACCTTGCCGACATCATCACTCAGTCGAAGCGCATGTTTCGCCTGTTCAACGACGGTGCGCGCTATCTGTCATCTGCGAGCGAATTGCGATGGGTGTGGCCAACGGGCGAGGAGCTTCTCTTCCGCTTCGGCAAAGAGGCAGACGACTACTGGGATTTCCACGGTCAGGAATTCCCGTTTATCGGCTTTAACGAGCTGACGAAACAGCAGTCTCCAGAGTTCTATGAAATGATGTTCTCCTGCCGCCGATCATCGTTCAGGCCGGAAAACTACCCGCTGGAGAATGGCAAGTTATTGAGGCCAATCCCGCTGGAGACGTTCAGCACGACCAACCCGTTCGGCATCGGGCATACCTGGGTGAAGAAGCGCTTCATTGAGCCAGCGCCGCGCGGAACCGTGCAGCGCGACCGGCAAATGGTGTTCAACCCTCAGACAGAACGAGAAGAGGAAATCACGCTGACCCGCGTGGCAATCCACGGCTCGTTCAAAGAGAACCCGTACCTCGATCCGCAGTACATCGCAACGCTGATGGCCATCAAAGACCCGAATCGCCGTAAGGCGTGGGTTGAGGGCTCGTGGGATGTTACCAGCGGCGGACGTTTCGACCATCTGTGGAATGCCTCGCATCATGTCATCAAGCCATTCCGCATACCGGATAGCTGGACGGTCGACCGCTCGCATGACTGGGGCGAATCGAAACCGTTTTCCAACCTCTGGTGGGCACGATCCGACGGAACCGCCGCAGAACTGCCTGATGGCCGCCAGTTCTGCCCGCCTGCTGGGACGCTGATTCTTATTGGCGAGTGGTACGGCTGCCCACCGGACGAGCTGAACAAAGGCCTGAATATGTCATCAACAAACGTCGCTAAGGGCGTTGCCTGGGTAGATAAACGACTGGTGGGCGATGAACTTGCTGAGCCTGACGAAATCAAGCTTAACGGGGTGACGCAGGGGCAACTGAACATCATGCCTGGCATCTGTAAGAAGGTTACACCGGGCCCGGCTGACAGCGCCATTTACAATACAGGCGATGATGAACTTTCCATTGCGCAGAAGATGGAGTCCCAGGGCGTTAAATGGCTTGAGGCAAACAAAAAGCCGGGATCTCGCGTTAACGGCGCCGCTCTGTTTGCCGATATGCTCGAAGCTGTCAATGAAGGTAAGAAACTGGAATCCGGCATCCCGGAGAAACCTGCATTTTACGTATTCGACTACTGCCGTGGCTGGATCAGCCGTGTGCCGGTACTCGTGCGCGACAGTAAAAACCCCGACGATGTAGATACCCAACAGGAAGATCACGACTGGGATGCTACCCGATATGCCGTTCTGCATTCACCGCCGAAGAGAGTCGGCAAAGTCACCAATCTGAGGCTCTAACTCCATGCCTGACATTTCAACACCCAATCTGGACTATGGGAACATGGTCGAGGCGTGGGATATCAACGATGCCCTGATGGGCGGCACGCTCTATATGCGACAGCTGGGCGAGCAATATCTACCGCGCTGGCCGAAAGAAGACAAAGAGGACTACAAAAAACGCCTCGCCGTGGCCACGCTTCTGCCAGCCTACGAAGAGACCATTAAGCAAAACATCGGGCGTGTATTTGCTGAGCCCATTAAGCTTGCCGAGAATGTGCCGGATCAGCTGCGAGAGTATGCGAAAAACTTCGACCTTGAAGGTACTCGTCTGGATGTCTGGGCGCAGGCATTCTTCGGTCTGGCGATGCAGTATGGACTCTCCCACGCGCTGGTGGATTATCCCAGGGTGGACACCGAAAAGGTGAAAACCAAAGCGGAAGAGAAAGCTACTGGCGCGCGCCCATACGTCACCATGCTCAATCCCCGGCAGGTGATCGGATGGAAGTCGAAAATGGTAGACGGCAAAGTGGTGCTGACAGAGCTGCGTATCAAAGAGGTAGTTATCGAGGACGGCGACGACTTCGGGCAGACAAAGGTCGAGCAAATTCGTTATCTGACACCTGGAATGGTGCAAATCTACCGCAAGTCGAAAGGTATCGATGGGGCGGCGAACTGGGAGAAGTTCGACGAATGGATAACATCTCGTAAGGACATAACACTGGTGACGCTCTACACCAAGCGCACCGGGTTTATGTGTGGTTCACCTCCACTGCTCAATATGGCTCTGCTGAACATCAAGCACTGGCAGAGTCAAAGCGAGCAGGACAACATCCTGCATGTCGCCAGGGTGCCGTTGCTCACGGTGTTCGGTTTGGAAGAGGGGCAAGAGCTGATAATTGGCTCGTCTTCAGCTACGTCGTTCACTGATCGGCAAAAGCAGGGTCTGGAATACGTCGAGCATACAGGCTCCTCCATCGGTGCTGGTAAAGAGTCGCTGGCAGAACTTGTGGAGCAGATGCGCCAGGCTGGTGCGAAGCTGCTGCGTACGGAAAACACCTCTACCAAATCGGTAGACCAGACCTCCGAAGAGAAAATGCAGGAGCAGTCACCGCTCTACACCATGGCTACCAGCCTTGAAGATGCGATCGACAACATTCTGCAAATCATGGCCGAGTACATCGGCGAGAAAGATGGTGGCAACGTTGATGTTCGCACTGAGCTGGATGTCGAATCGACCGTATTCAATCCGTCCGCCGCGCTTGCCATCCAGGCACTGCGCCAGGGTGGTGATATCCGTCGAGCTGATGCGATTAAATCGCTACAGAAGTTGAACATTATTGATGCCGATGCGGATCCTGATGTGGTTCTGAGCGAACTGCTGGCTGAATCATCGTCTCTGGATACCAGAACGTTAGACGAGGTATAGCATGGCCCGCTCCGTCAATGACCGCCTGCAGGACGAAACGATAGCGCACGGCCTGTATGTAAACCGCTACGGTACTGGCGTCGCTCGTCGGATGGTGGCGCTGCTCAGCAAGATGGATGCTGACCTGGCTGCCAAACTGCTGGTGCTGCTGAATGGTAAGCGTGCCGATACCTACAGCGCTCGCCGCCTGACTTCGCTGCTGGCTGGTGTGCGTGAACTGAACCAACAGGCCTATGAGCCGGTAATTGATGCGCTGGCACGTGAACTGACGCGCTACGTTGAGTATGAGGTCGGTTATCAGTTTGACCTTTTCAGCAGCATCATTCCGAAGCAGATTCTCCAGCACGTTTCGCTCCAGAGCATTGCACCTGAGCAAGTTTACGCCGCAGCAGTGGCACAGCCTTTTCAGGGGCGATTGTTAAAAGAGTGGGGCCAGAAGCTTGAAGCCGACCGGCTGGACAAAATCACCAACGCTGTGCGCTCCGGCTTCCTCCAGGGTGAAACGGTGGAGCAGATCGTTAAACGCGTTGCCGGAACGCCGAAACTCAATCGTGAAGATGGGGTGATTAACGCCTCCCGTCGCGACCTGGCGGTGGTGGCCCGCACGGCTGTAAATCACATGGCCGCTACTGCGCGTCAGGAGTTCGCACAGGGCAACAGCGATATCGTAAAGGCCAAACAGTGGTCTTCAACGCTGGACACTCATACCAGCCAGTGGTGCATCATCCGAGATCGCAAACTCTATTCGCTCGACGGCAAGCCGCTGGGGCATGAAATTCCGTATCTGCGCGGACCCGGCAAAATTCATTTCTGCTGTCGCTCCGGTGAAATCCTGATTACCAAATCGTGGGAAGAGATGCAGATAGCCTCTGGCGAGCTGAGCATCGCCACGCGCGCCTCAATGGACGGACAGGTGCCAGCGCATACCAGCTATGCCGACTGGCTCGCCAGGCAGCCATACGCGCGACAGGAGCAGGTGCTGGGTGTAACCCGGGCGCAGATGCTGCGCGACGGCAAAATCACGGTACCTGAGATGTTCAACGATGCAGGGGAGTTCCTGACCCTGGACGAACTGCGCCGTGTGGATGCGTCGGCGTTTGAGAGTTAATCATGCAAAACGAGAAAGACAAAACTATCACCCTGACTGAGGATGAGCGCAAATTACTCATGCTTGCCATGATCGCTTATCTCTTGTCAGGTGAGATGACCAAAGAAGACGCTCTTATC